CTTCACCCATTGGGTAGAGGGATGGAAAGCAGCGTTACGTTAGTTATGGCAAGGGATCGACAATCCCGATCCTTTGCTTGTTGAATAATTCAGGTATAAGTAATCGGCATACAGATTCCTTTCCTGACCGGCGCCGCGTTGTGCGGGCCCGCGTACTTGAGGCGCCGGCTTGTATATGTTTTCCTCTGTAAGGAGGGAGATGCAGCCCAAAGTAAAGCGCACTGGGGTATGTCACATGTGGCATAAGCTTCTGGCGAAATTTTTGCATTGCGAGGCGGAAGCCGTTGTTACCGTACGAAGCCCCGGCAGAGATGGCGACGTCGAAACAGAAAGCACCGCAGTACGAACCGTAGTTCCAGCCCCCGCTGATATAACCGCAGCCCCCATGGGATTATCTCTTATCCTCCGTGAGCTTCTTCAGCCAGCCACCAACAATCGCACCGATTTCGTCTACCTTACGCATCCAGACATCGAGCTTGTGCTCGTCGATGTATTGCAGTCGATACGCTACGCGGATATGTGAGCGCAGGACTTCTACATCGATATCGAGTTCCGTGAGCGTCGTTTTCTTTGTGTACTTCTTGCCGACGCGGATTGTATTGCGTTTGATTTCGTAAATCTGGTGTCGTATCTCAGCCGAGAGGATGAATTTCTCGTACTTCGGAAACTGCCGGAGCGCGATGCGCGTATAGCGCTCAAGTTCTTCGACGCGTGACAGAATGATGAGTGGCTGTTGATTCACGAGATTACCTTCTTTCGTGGATAGGCGGCGCTATCGCGCCGCCAACAGAGAACAGGGAACAGATGTCAGACATCATACTTTGCGAGGCGGAAGCCGAGGTAACCGTTCGAGTACCCGGCAGAGTTGTAGACGTTGAAACAGAAAGCACCGCAGTACGAACCGTCGTACCAGCTCCCGCTGGTGAAGAGAATTGCGTTTGTGCCGGGCCAGCAACCATCCCCCGTGGAGCTTGAATAGGAGCCGTTCGTGCCATCGTCTCCAGGAACAAACAGGTCACCAAGGTCGAAGTTATCGCCCGAAGCCATCGCAAAGCCCTTATCCGCAAACGGGATATTCGTCGAAACGTAGGTGCCGTTGCCCTGCTTGTCAAACACTTTGTACTTTCCGTTGCCGTCCATTTGAAGGCCGTCGCACCACTCCCAGTAGTTGCCCCAGAACTCGTGCAAACCACGCCACGAAGCATCGGTGCTACCGCAGGTCATGGGGGAACCGCTCTCCTTACCGCGTCCGATGGCTGTCTGTACATCCGGTGTACCACACTCAATCATCATGAGCCGCGCGATGAATGACCGCTCGTAGTACGTCTGAAGATGCCAGCCGTACTGCTCGCTGCCGGATGCGCCAGTATTGCGCGAATTACAAGCGTCAATCGCTTTTTGAATGCCGCCAGCATTGGCCCAAGGCGTAGCACCAACCTTGCTTTCAGGCTTACCGTCGCTGCCTCTTGACGCCTCGTAGGACGCAAGGCAGAAATGGTCAAGCTCCTGCCCCTTATACATGAAACACGCGGGAAGGTGGAAGCCTTCGCCTTTCGTCTTACTCGTCATCCAATAACGGCTTCCGGCGTATTTGCCAGATGTCAACTTGCCCTCTTTCGTGTAGGTCTTCGGGACATAAATCATAGTCTGTCCGTCGCGCGTCACTGTTTTGATGTCGCTCCACGGGTAGACTTTTGAGAAATCAAGTCCGTTTGGATATGCCATCTTCTATACCTCCTTAGCTCTTGTCGAGCACGTTCTCGTGAGCGCGTTGCCTTTGTCATCAATATTGACCCAGTTCGTGCCATTTGCCGTACCGCCTGTCTTGATGAGCGCGATGCCGACGCCGTGCGAGTGCTCGACCGTCGTATCGAGCGTCATGAAGCCATCTGATGTAAACTTCGTATCACCCGCAAGAGTAAAAGTATCTGCTTTATCAAGCGTGGATTCGAGCATCACAGTTGACTGCTTCGCGGCTTTCACACCTGCCCAAATCGTCGTCGGCTGCCACGTTGTACCCTTTCGGTCGGACGAGCCGAACGCCGCACCGTTTGCGATGCCCGCAGTTGTGCGGTAGATATACGTCTGCGGGATATTGTAGGTATTCGTGATATCGGTCTTGGCAAGGATGCGATAGAGGCCGCTCGTCGTCTTGACGGCGGATTTCACCTGAATCTGTTCCTGATGTACACCGTCTGTAATCCAATACCAAGCACCCGGATAGATGCCGTCGATGTACTGCACCTCGATTGCATTACTGCCAGCCGTTGCGGCTGTGACACGGACGCTGAAATCATCCACCTGGTCGACTGTCTTGAAGTCCTCGTAGATGCCGAGGTTACTATCTGGCAGCTCTTGCGTCATGAGCAGTTTGAGATTGACGTTCGCAAGCTCTGTCTCCAGCTGATTGATGCGTCCGCGCATAAGCGGCAGCGTCGCGGCGGAATCACCAAGAATCGCCGTGCGCGTATCATCAATCGAGATCGGGTGCAGATGATTGTCGTGGTCTTTCTGCGCCCAGAAAAAATCCGGCGTGTCCGGCTGCTGAATCGTCGTCTTGAGCGATGGCGCATTCGGATGCGGGTTCGTACTGTCGCGGTGCGCGTAGAAGTCGACGCGCGTGATATACGCAACATCGCCGTTGATGACTGCCGTCACATTCTCGGCCTGGTCGACCACGGTCACGACGTCGTAGATGAGGTTCCAGACTTCGCTCGCGCCACCCGCCGGGACGTACTCGCTGTCGTCGCCGGTGTTGCGGTATGCGTAGAGCACTTCTGTCTTGGTCTCGGGGTCCTGCGCGAAGATGCCGACCTCGCGGGCAAAGAAACCCGTTTTGAGGTCATCGTTCTTGAGCTCTGTCTCCATGACCGTCGTACCGACGCCCGTAATCTCGATGGATTTAATCGGCAGGTTGAGCTTCGGCGCAATCATCTTCGTAAAGTCTTTGATGACCGCTCCCTCGCTGAGCTTACCGGCGCCCATGGCGACACGTGTAAACTTGAGCTCGAGCCCTGTCTGACACTTCGCGAGCAGGTTCAGTCCCTGCGTCGTGAGTGTCGTGCTTCTGATATCACTCATTGTGTTGTCTCCTCCTTTGATACCTGGATAGTGATGCGGCCTGTCCGCAAAATGACGCGTCCACCGCGCGGCTCTATACTGCTCTCTGGCGGTGCAGCTGAGCCGATGCGCTTGCGGCCAATAGTCGCGGATGCGATGCCGACCGCTTCCATGCTCCCCGCCTCGGCAGGCGCGGACAAGCCGATATGGCGACGCCCGTAAGTAAGCGATGCGAGACCGGTATGATATCCTGCTCCTGCCGGATACAGACGGCTCTCATGTGCCTGCCCCTCGTCAGCTGGATTGTATGGGATGCGCACGCGCCCGATGCGGTACGCGAGTACACCTACACGCTGCGCGAGTACGGACGGCGGCGGCTCCTCGCCAGCTCCGATGCGCATGCGGCCAGAGCGGAAATAACCGACGCCAGAGCGCGCGCTTATACCCGCGTTGTCCGGTGGCGGTATGCGGATGCGCTTGCGGCCGAGGTGGCAGTCGGCGAGGCCATAGCGGAGGCGATCGCTCTCATTTAGCGCAAGCAAATAGCGCATCAGGATGTCAAACCCTAGATGCGCAGGTTTATACGTATTGAGAGCGTCTAAAAGGTTGTCCGCGTAAGAGACTGTACCGTCTGTGATCTCTGCGTGGAACATGTAGTGCTCATTGTCTTCAATGACGGTGACCTTGCTTTTCTCCGTGCAGTATCGCTTGATGAGATTTGTGAGAAAAGCAACTGTGCTCGTTTGCCGTCCTTGCAGCTTGAGCAGGATCCTGTTTCGCCGCTGCTCGTAGGTGTCCCCTGCATCCGGCACGACATCGACAATACGCTCCCAGTCACGGATGCCCCATGTCGCTGTCGGAACAAAGAACTGCTTGCCGAGCTCTTGTAGGAAAAGGCGCTGCTTTTCGTGCTCCCAAGAAAACGTGTTGAGCAAGTCTGCAAAGGTCTTGTCTTTTGCGAGGAACTTTGGCAGGTATCGCGATATGTCGACAGGATGCGTGCGTAGGAATTCAAAGTTCATCGACTTCGACCTCCTCAGCGCGGATCATCTCGTCTGCTGAGCATTCGATAAGCTCTTTACCGTTGAGCCGGACATCCGCGCAGTCCGCAACGGTTGTCTGATTGAGCAGGATGTCGATGCAGCGCGCGTAGGACAGCGAGCGCAAGTCCATGCCTTTCCCTGCAATGTAGGCATTGACGTCTTTCAAGAACTGCTCCTTGTCGAGCGTGCCGGAAATCTTTGCCGTGATGGTAACAGGGATAGGCGTCGGACTGACAACGGTCACGGTCGCGCCAATCGGCCGGACGGTCTCGATGTAGTCTGCGACGGACTGGATGAGAGACGCCGGCGCAACCTGCATGTTGGCATCAACAATGATGACTTTGACCGTGCCCGGGCCGTTCCAGAGCGATTGGACGCGCGCATCGCCGACACCGGAAACGCTCTTCGCCCACTCGTAGTATTCATACTTGTTGCCGGACGTCGCCGGCAGGCGTACCTTTTCGAGGTAACGTTTCAGCAGGTCTTCATCGTCCTCTTCGTCGTAACCGCCGGACGTCGCTTCGGCGTTTGTGACAGCCGTAATGCCAGGAATTGACATTGGAATGACCGTGATGGTGTTCTCTTTGACGTCGCCCGCTTCGCCGGCATTCACGGCTTCGACAGGGACATCCGCCGTTCCGTTCACGTTACGGTATTCGAGCGTTTGGAACTTTGTACCCGCGGCTGTCGTGAAAAGTGAGCCCGTCGGCACGATTCCCTTGCCCGTGAGCGTGATAGTACCCGTTGCCTTTGCCGCGGCCCTGCGCAGGACTCCGTACTGCTCGGCAATCATTGTGAGGTATTCACCCCAGCTCGTATCGGCAAAGCATGCCTTGTAGAGCTGTTCGAGCTCGACCTCAGTCTTGGCAAACTCGATGGAGTTCGACGCGAGCATGTCATACTCAAACGTGCCCTCGATCTTTGTTGCCGACGTCTCACTCTCGGACTGCAGCTCCGCCAAGATGTCTTCCTGTTCCCTTGCCTCATACATCCATACTCACCTCCCCGTAGATGCTCGTGAGCGTGATCCTGCAGGTCACGGATGGGCCGTCCTGCGAAAATGTGACGCTGTCGATGCTCCTGATGTAGGGATTGACCATCAGGCACTCGACGATGACGCGCCGCAATTCGCTGTAGCGCTCCTTGACGCCCATGACCTTGCCAATAAACGGTTTGAGCTCGATGCCGTAGCTCCAGCTGTAGGCTTCGTGCACGTACCGCTCCGTCTTGAGCGCCTTGTAAATCCAGACCTTCAAAGCCTCCTGCCCCGTCACGACGATATGATGGCCGTCGCCGTCGTACAAAAACTTGTCGGTGTTGAAATCCCACGCATACTCCGTCAGGAGCGGCAGGTTCTCTTCTTCTGTTCCCGTGCTCGCCGTCTCCGATACCGAGCCGACGAAAGGGAAATCCTCGCTCATAGCTTGATCACCTTATCCTCAATGAGATAGAGCTGGTCGCCTTCGAGCGGGATGACGGTCACAAGGTCGCCGGGCACGAGCGTGTCCGTCCATGTCTCATCATTGTCGACGGGGTGGTTGTGGCTCTCATAGGCTGGGTCGCCGCTGCCACCGCCACGGTAGCTCGTCTCGCCGACGACGTGCCGTGTGTAGCCAGAAAGGAGATAGGCGGACACGTAGACGTCCTCCTTTGTCAGGATGATGTCGTCGAGCTGCACCTGAATATTCGGTGGCGATGCCAGCACCCTGCCGACGCGCGTCCGGGCTGGAAGCTCGCTCTTTGCGATGCCATGGAGCGTATGGACGAGGTTTCCCGCACTCTGTTCGACCGTTGGAATCTGTGCCATGCGTTACGCCTCCTTCTTCTTCGACTTCTTTTTCTTCTTCGTTTCTTTCTTGATGGGATTGCCGTTTTCGTCAAGACGGTCATTGTCGGCAATCTTTTCCTCGTTCACGACGTTCTCAAACTCCAGTTCGAGCTTCATCATGTGCGTCCCGCCCTCAAAGGTATGAACGTCGCTTTTGACCCAGAACTGCCCCGGCTGGAGCAGCACCTCTTTGACCATGATGGAATACGGCGCGCGGACGCGGTAGTCGCCGAGGCAGTCAATGGTCGCCGAACGTTCCGGCTTCTTGATGAGCGCTTTCGCCTCCGTCTGCGTGTCCTTCTTCGGGTCGGTCTTGTAGACGTCCTGAATCATGGAGTACTTCTTGATGAGGTCGTCGTCCTTGTAGAAATCGGACTGGTTCCCTTCCTCGTCCGTGATGAGGATCTGATTGACCATGTGCTCGATGCTCTCTTTGTAGCGGCTGTTCAAAAGGTTGTTCAGCCCGTTCGCCTCGTAGTTCTCGATGAGCGCGCCCTTATTGATGATGTTGAGCTTCGCGCCGTCCATGACGGGATGGAAATAGACCTTGTCCTTTTCCTCCTTGTCGGCGTTGAGCTTCTTCGCCGCCTCCGTGTAGGCCATCATGATAATCTGGTATCCCGTCTTTCGGACGGCGATGAAGGAGACAGGCGTCCCTGTCGCCTCGAACGTGCCAGGCAGCACGCCGAGCTCTTTGCATATGGCACCTGCGATATCCTCCGGTGTCATCTTGACAAACTTGCGGGTTGTCCTGGACTTCTGCATGATGATGAGATGGTCGAAGGCCGTGATCGTCACCATGGATGACTTGACATCCTTCTCCACGTCGTAGACGTTGCCAACAAAGACCTCATTTCCTTCCTCGTCGTAGCCATATACCGTCTCACCGTTGTCGATGACATGGAGGGGGATATTCGGGTCACGTGCATCTTGCACGTACTGGAACACGAGCTTCCGTGCGACGGACGTCCGGCTTCCACTCCATGTGATCTTGTGGATGAGTTGCGTGATGTCGGTCATCTGCGGATAAGATCCCTTGTGCTTGATAATCAATCAACTCATCCCTTTCGGCAGCTTCGGTATCTTCAAGTTTTTCAATTTGTTGAGGTTGTTGATGGTCAGGCTCTTGAGGTTGTTTCCTTTGGCGATGTTGCGCCATTTGTTGTACTGGCCATAGGCGTGCTTCGCCTTGTCCAGCACGTCTGATGCTTTCTTGAGCTTGTTCCGCGTCGCGTCCGTCGGGTTCGCAGGACGGCCTTTCAGTCCCGTCTTCTCGTCGACCTTCTTCGGATTGTTCGCGTCCGGCGTATTGAGGTCTTTGTACTCCGTGAGCTCGAGCGTGTAGTAGATGTCCCGCGTGCCGTCCTTCTCTTTGTAATCAAACTTCATGATGCCCGTCAGCAGGTTCACAGGGCTGTCCGTGATGATGATGCGCACGGGCTTCTGCCCTTCCTTCCACTTCATCAAGAGCGCCACACAGTCCGCCGGGCTCTTCTCATCTCCAACGACGAACGGGTATTCGTGATTCTGGTCGGGGAAAAAGCACGAGAAGGAAATCTCCACGGCTTTCGGCAGGCCGAAGACCAGCGCCTCGCCGAGCTGCTCGACGCCGACAACCTTGTTGCCCTGCCCCGTCTTGACGTCGTACTTCCAAGGCGTGACCGGCAGGATAAGCTTGTCACCGTCCGACGAAAGGATGAACTGACGCTGCGCCGTCCCCTCTCCGCCAAGCGCGAAGGAGGCGAGGCTCAACACCCTTCCGACATTCGTCATGAAAGCCATCAGTATGCACCTCCATAGTTGACCTCGGCCTGAAGAATCTGCTGGACGATCTCATGCGCGATGCGCTGGATGTCCGCTTCCTCGCGCACGGTGAAGTTGTTGCCCGAAATGTTGATCGTCGGCGTCGACGGAGCCTCTTTTTCGAGCTGGCGCTCAATCATCCGCTCCGTCGTTGCCGCCGGATAGATGCGGCTCCCCTGCGGCAGGTCGATGAGCTCGCCACCGTGCTCGTTGACCTGCGCGAGGCCGTGAGCGACGCTGCCCTCCGCGAAGGAGGCGATGCCGCCTGAGGCATAGGCAGGGACGAAGTTTGTCGCGCCTGTCCAGCTTCCATCCGGGGCACTCCCCGTGAGACGGATGCTTGCGCCAATGCTCGTGATGCTTGAAATCTTCTGCCTGATGGGGCCAATGACATTGGCCTCGAACCATCCAGAGATTCCAGCCCACGCGCCCTTGATGGTCGCAAGCGCTCCATTGAAAGCATTGACGATGGCGTCACGCACCGAGGAAACCGCGCTCTTGATGGGCGTCCAGACCGTACTCTCGAACCAGCTTGCGGCCGCGTTCCAAAGGCCGGTCACACCCGCCCATGCGGACGATGCCGCATCGACGATGCCGTTCCACGCCCACGTTGCCGTGTTCTGGACTTCCGCCCAGACGCTGGAGAGCACGCTGGATACGCTCTGCCAGATGCCAGACGCGAAGTCAGCCGCCGCAGATGCCGCGTCTACAATGCCATTCCATGCCCAGGTTGCCGTATTGACGACTTCGTCCCAGACGGACGATGCCGCTTCTTCGATGCCACTCCAGACTTCAGACAAGACATCCACGACATACTGCGCGTTGTTCGTGATGCCGTCCCAGACGTAGGAAGCACCTTCGGTAATCAGCTCCCATGCTTCCTGTGCACGGTCAGTAATTGGCGTCCAGACGTAGGTATCGAACATATCAGCAACCGTGCTCGCGGCCTCTGTGATGGTGCTCCAGACGGCCGATGCGGTCTCTGTGATGCTGTCCCATGCCGAGCTCGCGGCTTGCGAAATCGGCTCCAAGACGTTCGACGTGAACCATTCGGACGCGCTTTTGAATGCATCAGAAAGGCCTTTCCACATCAAGTAGCCCGCGCCGATGAAGAAGTCTACGACACCGAGCGCCGCGTTCTTGACGGGTTCGAGCGCCGTTCCAAGTTCGGAGAGCTTCTGACCGATGGACTGTCCTGCCTGCGTGAGGCCATTCGTGATCCACTGCCATGTATTCGATGCTTCATTCTTGACGGCCGCAAATGCGATCGCGGCTCCTTCCTTGAGGCCGTTGAACGCTTCACTCGCACCGTTCGCAATCCACTTTGCATTGTTCTCAATACCATTTCCGACATACTGGACATTGTTCTTGATGCCGTTGCCAACGTACTGCGCATTGTTGGCGATGCCGTTCTTTGCGTATTCGAGATTGTTAGACAGCCCCTTGCCGGCCCATTCCTTCGTGTCGCGGAAACGGCCGCCGAGGAACGATCCGAGCTCGCTACCGCCAATGGCGCCAACAGCACCACCGAGCAAACCGCCGATGGCCGCGCCGGGGGCTGCGCCGATGCCGCCGAACGCTGCGCCGATGGCGCCGCCGGCTGCCGCACCTGTTTTCGCGCCGACGAGGCCGCCGGCAAGCATGCCGCCAAAACTACCAACAGAGCTCCCCATACGGTCTTGGTTCTGCTTTTCTGTAGCAGCCTTGTATCTTGCGGCCTCCGCAATTTGCTCATTCGAACCGCTCTGCGCAGCAGCATCGACGCCGTAATTGGCTTCCGCCTCGCGCTTCTGGTTCTCTTCATAGGTGCTGTACATGTCATACGCGCCAAGAGCGACACCTGCGACCGTTGCAATACGTCCGAACATCTTTGCACCGCGAGCAAGCTTCGACGCCTTCGATGCACCACCAGCCGCAGCTGCTCCTCCAGATGCCTCTGCGGCTGTTTCCGCAGCTGCTCCACCGTTGCCATTAATGATGACAGTGCCAGCATTGACTACCATCTCACCAACGCTTTTTTCGGCAGTGGGAGACATAGGCCCGCCTCCGTTTCCAAAAAAGCCTTTCACACCGTCAACGGCTTTCATCGTGAGATGTGTAATCGCAAAAAGGCCGGCCGCGAGAGCACCGCCAGCGAGCACGGAGCCGACACCATCAAGCGCGAGAAACTTGTTCTTGAGATCGTTGACAGCCTCTCCGACGGTTCCGAAAATCGAACGGAATCCAAGGCCGTAAGTTTCAACGCGGCTCGTGAAATCCGTGACAAGTTTTGTCGCTTCATCGACAAACGAGCGGATGCCGTCTGCCGTCCCCGTGCCCTTCATGATCTTGATGGACAGGGATTCCCAAGCACTGCCAAGGAGCGTGATACTGCCGGACAGATTGTCCATACGGATTTTCGCCATACGCTCGGCGGAACCGCTCGCATTATCGATGGAATCCTTAATCTGGTCCCATTTCTCCTGCGACTCGTTCATCATGCCGAGGAAGCCGGCCGAGCCCTCAGTACCTGCGAGCATGGCGCCAAATTTCGCCTGATCCTCTCCGCTAAGTCCCTTGAACTTCTCGCGGAGTTCGTCGAGCACATCACGAAGCGGACGAGCCTTGCCCGCGGCATCGAATGCCTTGATGCCGAGGATGTCCATTGCCGTCCCCGATTCCTTCGTCGGCTTCGCCATGCGCTCCATGAGAGCGCGGAGCGACGTGCCTGCCTGGTCGGCCTTGACGCCGCTGTCGGCCATCGCGCCGGTCGCGAGAGCAACGTCTTCGATGGAGTAGCCGAGAGCACCAGCGAACGAGCCCGCGTACTTAAACGTGTAGCCCATCATGCCGACGTTCGTGTTCGCATTCGCCGCAGCCGCCGCGAGCACGTCTGCAAAGTGACCGGACTCTTCAGCAGGGAGCTTGAACGCCGTCATGGCGTCCGTGACGATGTCCGATACCTGCGCTAGGTCTTCACCGGACGCCGCCGCAAGGTTCATGACGCCCGGAAGGCCGGACATCATCTGGTCGGTGTTCCAGCCGGCCATGGCCATGTAGTTCAGCGCCTGCGCACTTTCGGTTGCCGTGAACTTCGTCGTCTGCCCCATTTCAAGAGCCTTGTCCGTGAGCGCCTGAATCGCATCGCCGGTTGCGCCAGAAATGGCCGCAACACCACTCATGCCCTGCTCGAAGTCCGCCGCGCTCTTGACCATGTCATAGAGCCCGTAGCCGATGCCCGCCGCGCCGGCCATCTGTGCAGATGTGTTCATGAGCATTCCGCCCGCAACGCCGGAAGCCGTGCTGCCGAGTTTCGACATCATGCCTGCTTCCGCGCCTTTGGCATTCGCCCTGATATTGACGTTGTATGCCTTTCCCGTGAGCGCTTCCAGTTTTCCGCGCAGGCGTGAGACAATGGGCGTTGCCTCGTCATTGGCGCGCAGATTTGCACTCTTCGTGCCGCTGGCCGCAAAGGACTTGATGGCGCTCGTAGCACGCTGTGCCGCCGAGGTCGCGTTGTCCTGCGCCGTGATGGTGACGCGATGGTCGCCGGAGACTTCCTTGAGCTTGCCCTTGAGCCCATCAACCTTTTTGCCGAATCCTTCAGCCGAGGCCCCAGCTTTCTGGAGCTGGCTCTGCATTCCGCTCGTCTGAACGCTCTCGATGCCGCTCTTGAGGCTCTTGAGGCCGGACTGCGCCGACTTGATGCCCGCCGTCATCTTGTCCTTGAATTCGAGGACGGCGCTCAGCATGAATTCCTTTGCCATTTACGTCACCAACTTTCGTGCGAGTCCGAGGCTCGCCAGTTTCGTTTCACGTTCATCTTCTGCCTCCATGATGGCATGGCAGAAGAGCTTTTCCGTCTCTGAGAGTGTGTAGAAGTAGCTGAGTGGGTGACCGTGAGCAACAAGGAATGCGACGGTTGCCGCTTCCCAGTTGCTGTCGATCAGTTTTTTAGCTCAGCATGCACCTGCGACTTGATGTCCTTGCCGTAGCCAGACAGCGCAATCACCTTGCGCGAGATTGCCGTGAGCTCGCCTGGACGGAACAACGCTTTGACGATGTCCGTCGGCTCGCCGCACTTGTAGGCTTCCTGCAGCTTCTTGTCCGCGAGGTCTGGCGCGACGACGACGTGGTAAACGAGATACGCATCGCTCTCACCATCCTCGAGCTTGTTCGATTCAAGGACAAGGGAGCGCGTCGGGAGCTCGACCGTGATTTCGCCGATGCTCGTTTCGAGGTCGTACTCCAGATTCTTGTATTTCTGGATTTCATCTTTCTTGTTGATGAGTTCTTCAATACTGACTGCCATAAATGCTAGCTCCTTTCCGTCATTCCACAGACTCGAGGTACTCAACGTCCCCCGGAGTAAAAGCAAACGGGTATTCCTTCTCAACGACCTTGCCCTTTTCGAAGTTCATGAGCAGGATTTCGTTGAACCAGACGTTGCCGATGGAGACACGCTCTTTCTTCGAGTCAATCATGTCTGGGTCATCGAGCAACGCAACGATGGTTGCACGCGGGTCGTGGCCTTCCTTCCACTCTTCGAGATACTTGTTCAGATTGCGATTGATGACGCTCTTGATGGTGATGGAGCCCTCGCCCTTCAGCCCGACGATTTTCGAGTCGACGTTGTCGCCGATGATGACGTCCTCGCGGTTGGCCGTAACCTTCGCCTCGAACTTCTCGATTTCGAACAGCAGTTCGCCGTCCCACCAGACCTTGCCGTGGTTGCCGTTCCAGCGTCTGCGGCCGCGATATTTGATTTCTTCCGGTTCTCTTGGCATGATTCAAACCCTCCCTATCACATCGTGAAGACGATCTTGAGGTCTTCCATGGGAGTGTAAAATAGTTTGTGTAAAAGGCCTTTACAAGTCAACGTCGGTTCTTTCATACTGACAGAATCACTCGCAACCGCAAAGGATGAACACAATG